CTAACTGGCGAAATGGCGTTAACGCTATTCGCAGATGCGATTGAATCGACAAATGCGAAGGTGTGGCCTAAAGCGCCGATCTCGCAGTAAGGAGCGTTGAGCGATGCCGACACATGAAGAAGATTTTTGTCTGATCCATGGCAAAGAATTCATGCAGGTCGAATTTGGCAATCCGATTCCATACTGTGCAGCCTGTGAGGCGTCCACATATACTACCAAAGAAGTTTTGGATTTGTGCCTATCGTTGGTCAAAACACAAATCCGAGAAGAGCGGATAAACAGCATCGAAGAACTTTACGGGTTTGAACGGATGCTCGTCGCCGAGATTTCAAAACACGAAGCTAGTCCATAGGAGCGAAAGGGGGTGATGCATATGAGGAAAGTCGCTGGCGACTACAACCACCCGAACATAAGACGAAGCCCCGGTGAATAACCGGGGCAACAATTCACACTAAGGAGCGGATTCACATCCGGTAAATCGCCTCTATCCAGGCCCGCCTACCGTTCCTTGTGACGGCCTTTTTCATGGCCTTTACCCTTGCCGGCCGTTGCTGCGAGTAGTGTCTTCATGTTCAATCCCTTTCTGTTGCTAAGCTTCTGATAAGATCGGCTATTGCCTTTGTGTGGTTGGTATAGGATTTCCTTCAGAAAAATTCTCTGCCACCTTCGCAGCTTCCTCAAGCACGATAGCGATGGCGGCTGGAGCTAAATCGTGACGACACCAGCATTCATATTCTTGATTACAATGGCCGTTTTCAAAATCCCAACCATTTCGACATTCACTGCTAATCACCCGCGCCATTCTCTCAACCAGATCAGTCATCGGCTTGTCCCTTCCTTCGCTCAACCGTTCCATCCATTCGCTTTCGCCATCCGCTGGCTTTCGTGCCCATCAGCGGCCGTTTTGGCTTGAGCTTTATCCCCAAGTGTTTTTTTCGCTTACGGGCGACAGTGGCCTTCTCTGCAACGTCTGAGGCCGTTTTAGATGCATGGCAAGAAACGCAGACCAATTGGATGTTGGATTCTCGATTTTCGCCGCCATTTACCAAAGCAATAATGTGGTCATATCGGAATGAATCCCATGGCATTAACGACCGTGTGCAAATCGCACATATGGGATCTAGCCCATCACCTTTTGCGCTGCTGTAAACACGGTCCCTTACTCGCGCCGGGATAGCTGTATCAGGCGTTTTGCCAATCCATTCTGGTACTGATCTAGCCATCATAGAAACTCTATGCTGTTGGCCGAATCATCTAAGTAGGCTATGCGCCCATTTGGTTTTGTGTATCGGAATGCGACGAGCGTCGGGTAGGCATCGATAATTTCAGCATTGTCGGGCGATGATTCGGCCAACGGCTTTGGCATCGGATAATGTACTTCTATAGGCATACCTCTCCATGTGATGTTGCTGCCGTTCATTGTAAGATCCCGAGCCCATGCCTTGCGGTTTTCCAAAAGGTGGTATCTTGACCATATATCGAGCATCAAAACGAACTCTTCGCCGTCCGGCATATTTCTCCAGAGCGCGTCAAGTTTCATGGTAATGTCTGGCCCCATAATTCAATCCTGTGATTTAACCATCTAGTGACCTCAATTCCGCCGGCATATTTCTCCAGAGTGACCTCAATTCCGATTGCGGCACAAAATAAGCCGGCGGCCGTCCGCCAGGAGCTTTTTTGAATTCTTCCCTTTTGGCCTCATGCCCATATATCCAGCCATGGATCTGATAATTAGGGCAAAGACCGGTGACGAGAATGAAAACATGGTCTGGGATTTTGGCTAAGTCGTCATTTCGGACAACCAATTCACCATCATGTCGCGCTGTGGTGCGGATTTGAATGTTATCACCTATATCCGCTTCCTTGAAATTATTGACCCTTGCCGGCCAATATAGGTTACGCCATTTCGCGAACGCAATTTCTCCGCAGGCACCTTCGCAATGCGAGCCTAATGCCGAAAATCGCGTCGCATCAAATCCATGGGCTGGCGTGCGCTTTTGTTCGCAACTGAAACCATGACGCAGGCCACCGATCATAGCGCCTTCGGTTATCTCCGATAATGTCAATGTTACCTGGGGCTTTGTCATGCCGCATCCTCTAGCCATAGCTGGAAATTTTGATATAACATTTCCCATTGATACGCAGCATTAGCATTAGATGCTAATTCTGAACGGCTTTCCACACCACACCAGTTTCGAACATAGTCGGCAGTGTGATCTTCATCCATGACAAGTCCGCTGCCGTCTTGTTCATATACATATCGCTGAAACGCCTCCCGTTTGCAGGCCAATGCCGCCTGCTGGGCCGCAGGGAGCTCGCTGAAGGGCCGTTTCTCTTTTGGTGTATCATTCTGCATATTATTTATTCGCGCTAATGCTACCCATGTTTCTGATGCCGGATCAGGCATTCCAAAGGCATTGACGAATGCAGTTGCCGCTTCAATCGGGATTTCCACGCAAACCACCGCGACCTTGCGACTCCGGATCAATTTGATATCCGAATAGGTTCCTTTGAATGTCGCAAGGTCGCTCATAATCTTACCCTCAAAATGGGATTTCGTCGTCTAGATCCTTCGCAAGCGGCGAGTGACTGGCCTGTGTATTGTTCACGGGCTGGCCAAGCGGTGGCGGATTGGCTTCCGTCCATCCACCGGCTGGCGGCTGCTGGACAGGCTGATTCATGGGCTGACCTTGCGGCTGTTGTGCAGGCAATCCGCTGGTGAACCCTTGGGGCTGTTGCGGTGCTCTGATACGAATGCCTGGAACCATCTTGTCTTGGAAGCTGACCATCATGGAAAAAAGCATGATCTGCCGTCGCACCCATTGATCGGTATCCTGGCCGTACATATCGGCGATGGCTCGTGCGTTCGTGACGTTGAGCGGTAACGTTTTTTCGGTCTCCAAAAATTGCAAGACAATCTTTCTGTCGCCGTTTTCAAATTCCCGAACATCGGCTGAATTGATCGTGAGCGTATAAAATTGATTGCCCAAATCCTCAGCTTTCAGATGCTCGCTATTGCTCTTGTAAATCAGGTTCATGTCAACCATAGTTCTGTTCCTTTTCTGTTCTGGTTAAACTGTAATTCGTTCGGTTATGGTGAAGCCGGGCAATTCACGCTTACCTAATCTAACTTGCTCTTTTGCCATATCCAACAATAGATCATCAAACATATTTGGATATAGATTCCAACAACACCTAGCAGCTTCAACTCTATCATTGATGATTACATCCCACCGGCTTGTCGCGCCCTTGGCAATGTTCTTTTTAACCGAACGAGTAGCTATTCTTGTCATTTCCTGAGCGTCTGCAAATCGGCGTTCGGACTCTTCTCGTGCTTCCAGATTCCCACCTGAGGCACGCATAGCGTCAATTGCTTCCGTCATTGCCTGTTGAGCATCGGCCATTAGGCGTTCATCGTTTTGCCGCTTCAGTCGTGCTTGCTCCAGAAGATACGGCTCAAGCACCTGTTTGGCTGTTGCGATGGCGCGATCTACCATTCCCTTTTTTGGCTGGATAAAAGGATTGTATTTGTCCTGAATGGCTTTCTTCCCTTCATCAAATGGCTTAGCCTCTTCCTTTCGCGCTTCATCAGCGGCGGTGCGAGCCGAGCGCAATTCGCGAATTAACTCAATTAAAGTGTCATGCTGCTTTTTAGTTGTAAGCGGTTCGCCGTCCAGCCAATTCATGGCCTCATCATAGAGGTCTTGAATAACATCTAGCGGGCTTTTGTTGTGGCCGATGGTCTGTTCGCTTTGCATTTCCCTCTCCTACGGCGATATTTTTGATTTTTGAAGTTCCTTGAAGTGATGCTGAACGACACTGCCTTTTACAACATCGATTTGAAAATCAGCGTCTGCCGCAGTAAATACGGCCTGCGCTTGCTCCATTTGAATCTTGGCATGGCAACGTAATTGCGCAATCATTTCCTTTGGCGAGCATTCACCCCAATCCATTAAACTGACACCATCAGCCGTAGGAAGAGTAATACGAGTTAATTTGTCCGTCATTGTTCGCTCCTATGCAAACATCCAATTACCCGGATGCGGCTCCGGAATCGATCCAGTACGTTCGGCAGCATCCATGCACCATTCCCAGCCATCGCCATTGCACCATTCGATGACCTTGGAAACGATCTTGTCACCGAATCTGCTATTAGGCACATTGCCTTCGATGGCGGCGCCAGACATGATCTGCCGATCACGTTCGGTGCTCGCAAAGAGTTCGATCGCTTCAACATCAACCCATTGGGGTTCGTTATCCAGATCCCACCGGATAGCGATCTGTGCCCATCCTTCCAGCGGTACGTCGTCGAACTCGATTGTAAATGCTACGTTCATGATGCCCTCCTTAATCAGCGTGCGATTCGCAATCAGGACAAAAATGTTGATCGCCAACAATGCGCCAGCCCATTCTTAGAAGCGACTTATCCAGATCTCGCATATCGAAATTGCCTCTCGCCAGAACTGTCATTTCAAATTCTTCTTCCTCTTCGCATTTGTCACACATAACGCGAACGGTAGGATCTAGAATGGTCATGATACCCGCCAGATGCGATAGCCGCCATCGACTTTACGAGTGCGGAATTTCAAAGAATAACGTTGACCATATTTCAGAGCGGATTGCTGACCTGTTTTGCTTGGTACAACGATACTATCGCCGATTTCCATCTTATTCCATGGATATTTAAGCGGAGTTCCCCGCCCATGACCTTCCGGAATGGGAACATTCTTTTCAATCTGAAATTCCATTGAAACCCTCCAACATTGCCCCTTGACTATCGCATGAAAGTTTCGTAGTGTCAACACATGAAATTCAAAAAATGGGTAAAACTTTCAGGCTTGCGACCTGGCGACATCGCTAAGGAGCTTGGCTGCCATCGAACCACGGTTCACAATTATATGGAAGGACGACGAAGGCCGGCAACAATTGACAGAATTGAGGAAATCCGCAGATTATCTGGTGGGCAAGTGACTTTTACGGATTGGCTAAAATGATTTGTTTCAGTGTCTCGTTGCCGCCGAGCAAAAATGATCTGTATAAAAATGTACCTGGCAAAGGCCATAGGGGGCGAGCAAAAACGGAAAAATATAAAGCTTGGATTGAAAAAGCAGGCAAAGAACTCATGACGCAAAAACCTTTTCCTATGATCGAAGGCCATTTTCAGACATACATCATCATATCGAAAAAGGAACGGAGATTCTATAAGGATGGCACACCGAAGAACGATTTAAACAATTATTACGCAGCCTTATACGATTTTATGAAAGAACAACAGTTAATACAGGATGATGCATGGGAGGATGAATTATGGGCGCATTGGGGTGAAGCGCCGATGGGTTGTAAAATTTATGTGTGGAACCCGGGAGAGGATATATGGCTACATATTGGATAAAGGCCGAATCTGATCAACTGAGAGAGCTTGCGCTGGCAGGCAAGACAGACCCGCAGATTGCTGTGATTATGGGCCGGACAACGTCTTCAATCAAGCATCGCCGTAAGCGCATGGGCGTGCCTTCAGCAAGTCGCGAAAATGGAAAAGGGCGCTCATGGCCAAGGGACGAAGACGAATTGCTGATTGAGATGTGTAAGAAGAACCTTGCAGACTCAACAATTGCCAGATCATTGAATCGAACAATTGCCGGTGTTCAAACGCGCATACAGCGAATCGGCGCGCGGGGCAATTTCCCGACACCGAGATATATAGTTGAGGATTTACGGCCAGAAAATGCAAAGGCTTGCAGCAATGAATTAATGCTGTTTGTTAAACATTTTAATGATTATGCACATGCATATTATCGAGCAAGAAAACGAATCAAGAAAGGCTATAACGCCACGCTTCCGCCGGAGATGCCAAGGTGGAGCAAGCGAAAAGATCAATTGCGGGCATCAAGAGAAAGTAAGGCCCAAGTGGCAGCGGAAATTGCAGAGAGGTTAGGGGAGAGGCAAAATGGATCTGGTTGAGAAGGTTGCGCGGGCAATCGCATATAGAGAGGCGGTTGGTGAACAAGCGCAAGCGGAGGCCGCCATCGCTATCGTGCTTGAGGAAGCTGCGAAGGTGGCAACGGAACTTTCGATTATGCTTCTTGATCCCGAAATCATTTCTTCAGTACCTGCGAAAAATGATAAAGAAACAATGATTCATCAATGGGGGCCGGACATAACGCCGTTCACTATGCGGGACAGAGCCATTGATGCGGCAAGAAAACAGATAGCCGCTGCTATCCGTGCCTTGGGAGAAGCAAAATGAACTTGGTTGGAAAAGTCGCACGAGCACTGGCGTCTGACCTTGAAGTGCAGAATCTGGATCAATGGAAATCCTGGATTGAGGATGCACAGACAGTCGTGGATATCGTGCTTGAGGACGCGGCGAAGGTGGCGGAAGATAGGCCATCCCTTGAACCATGGGAATTAGCCGCCGCTATCCGTGCATTGGGAGAGAAGTGATGGAATGGCAACCGATTGAGACAGCGCCAACAAACGGATGCCCGATATGGCTGGCATACGACCCGGACGATTGGACCACAACAGTAGGGTTTTACAGAAATGGTGGATGGGTAGTTTGTGGAGTATTTTATAGCCCAAACGCAGGTAAGCCGCCGCATGGATTTGGCGAGTATTTGTTTGCCAATCCTACCCACTGGATGCCTCTTCCAGATCCACCGAAAGACGCCGGTTGATTTCGGGGCGAGACTGCGTTAAAAAGAAAGCCCGACGCTAAAGGTGTGGAGCGCCGGGCCTTAAACCAAACCGGATGAAAGGGTCCGATTTGAATGACATCCCTACCGTACATGCCGCTATTCGTCAACGACTATTTAGCGGACACCGCACATTTAACGGCGCAAGAACATGGTGCCTACCTTCTCCTGATCATGAATTATTGGCAGCGGCAAGGCCCATTGCCCGCAGACGATAAACGCCTATCAGCCATAGCGCGATTGACGCTTGATCAATGGCTGGAAATCAGACCGACAATCGAAGAAATGTTTCAACCGCAAAGCGATGGCAATGCGAACGCAATGCGATGGCATCATGCCAGAATCGACTATGAACTACAAATCTCTGAGGCCAAAAAGACAAAAGCACGGGCATCTGCTAACGCACGGTGGAATAAGCATAAAAATGCGGTCGCATTGCAAACGCAAAGCGAACGCAATGCTCCAACCCAACCCAACCCAACCCAAGAAGTAAATGCTAACGCATTTACAACGCGCGCGAACGATTATCCAATCGATGCGTTCGAACAATGGTTCGAAAAATATCCACATCAGGTGGGGATTCAGGCAGCCCGAAAGGAATTCGGGTTTGTTCGGAGCTATGGAAAGGTTTCTTTCAAGACCCTTTTGGATGGAATCGAACGATATAAGGCTTCAAAGCCTCCAGACCGTGAATGGTGCAATCCGGCTCGATGGCTGAAGGAAGGCAGATGGGATGATGTTCCAGGCCCTCCAGCGAAAAAAGGAAATGGGAAATATGGTGTTGGTGAAGTCGCAAAGGAGATAATCGATGGACTCCGTGAAGAAAGAGAAAGTGGTGCAGTTGGTGAGCCTACTCCTGTCATCGGGCATTCCGGTACGTCTGGAGGATGGGATAGGCATTAAGCTCAAGATTGAAGCTTACTGCATCGCTCTGGAGGATGTGGATTTGGATGATTTAGGCAAGGTTGTTCATCAATGCATCATAGGGGATCCAAAAAAATATGAATGGTGTCCGCAACCGGCGGAAATAAGACAACTGTGTCGTGATCGACAGGCAGTCCGGGAAAATGCAGACAAACCAAAGGTTGAGGCAAAATACTCAGCTTTCGAACCAACGCCTTCAGAGCGAAGAACCGAACTTGCTGAATATGCCCGCAAGGTCGCAGCGCAGATTGGTGAGCCGTTAAGCCCGGAAGAATGGGTGCAGGCACGGATAAAGGACGGCACAATTCAATGATTGATATAGCACGGAAAGAATTAGCCATCACAAACATCCCAGTAGGATCAATGGTAACCATTCAGGTCGATTGCTTGGACGGTAGAAAGCCATTTCAGACTAAGGAATTTGTCATGGAGGATAAAAAACTTGCAGTAATCGAGAATCGAGAATCGCGCACAATCAAGCCATATACGGGGTGAGGTATGACCAGCGACATCTTCGAACGGCAATCGCAATTGACAGACGCCTCAACAGTTCCAAGGCACATGATCGCGAGAAGCTACCCAGGCATGGCGCATTTCGCCGGAACTGCGATGAATGGTCAGACATGCTGGGGTTGTGGAAATTACACCGGAACAAAATCTAAGGGTGTTTTGCCTAAAAACGGCAATTGCCTTCAATTTCAAAAAATGATGGGGAAATCCGGGCCAAAATTTCCGGGCGATGCACAGGCTTGTAAATATTTTGAGGCGAAGAAGGGAGCATTGATTTGAAAGCGGGGCGCAAACGAAAGTCAGGGCCACGAGAACCAAATGGCCGCCGATCGCGAACGCTTGAGGAAAAGGAGACAAAATCCGTGGTTGTCGATTATCGAAAACGTGTTTATGGCCGATCCGATGTTGATGCCGAACAACCACAAGCGGAATCGGAATTGGGGCGATTATGCCAAGATGGAGAGTTATGGCCTCATAAATCGCCAGAAAGGCGCCGCCAGAACGATTTATTGAGGGAGGCGGGGGAATTCTACCTGAAAGTCAGAACGGCCGCACAGAAGGCTGTATTGGTCCGAAAGGTGCAATCGGCGGGCAATCTGGAGCGGGTAAACGGATTCGACGCAAGTGACGGCACAGATCCGGATTATGTGGAAAGCTGCAATCGAGCGATAAAAACCAATGATGAATTACGCCGGGCAATTCACAAACAAGCAGGCTGGCAGGGTGTCGTAGCGGTTGATTTGACAGTCTGGGGTGATTTCAAGCCACGAGAATTAGAGTTATTGCGAGACGGGCTTAAAGCGGTGCGGTCGTTTATGGATGCGCGCGCTTGACAAACAAGGACAAATCAATAATGTCGGATATGCATAATCCATCAAAGCGTCGAAAATCCCTGCATGTGACTTTTCTGCCACCACAATCCTTTCGGGTTGCGCTAATTTGGCGTGTCAATTCGAAAAGGAGAATGCGATGAGACGATTTCTAGCAGTTTTGGTTGCGATGTTTCCGGTGTCGGCTTATGCGGCCGATGTCTGGGTTGAGACGCCTGGAGTGGAACCGGAAGCAACGTCAGACGCATGGCAGGGTATCTACGGCGGTCTTTATGCCGGCGGCGGTGCGATCGTCAACGATATCAGTTTACCCGGAGGGTCATTTAACGGCGTTGGCGGTGAAGGACTTCTCGGCGGCGCCATGATTGGTTACAATTTTCAGATGGGCCGTATAGTTTTTGGTGTCCAGGGGGAGGTTGGCCTAGCCGATCTCGGCACCGAACTGAATATCCCTGGCACCGTACTCGTGGAGGCAGC